CAGAGCATTCTGGCCTACGGCGTCTGCCGGCCAAATGTACAGGTAATTGAGACCCTCTGTCCCCCACAATTGGGGTGTGGAAGGCGCCCCCGGAGTTGCGGTGGTATGAATCTGCCACTTTGGTATCCCAGCGTCCATGTCGTTGATCGCGCAGAAGTCCAGAGGTTTCGTATTGAAAGCAACACGAAGCGGCATGAGGATGCGCGGCCTATTGTTCGAGTCTAAAGTTCCATTCAGGGTAGTGAGGTCATAAAAGACCCTACCGGCGCTGGTCGCGGCCACCATGCGAGCTTTCCAGTACAGGCTTCCGACCTGCCAGACCCGAATCGCCTCGTTGATATTTTCGCGGAGTTCTACGGCACCGTAGAAGGCGGAGTTTTGAAGCCTTCCGAGAAGAAGCGTGACGAGCGTGCCAAGAGAGACCTGCTGGAAGGGCATCTAATTTGTGTTCCCTTTACGCTGAGGGTTGCCCTTGAGCTTTGCCGTGTCGCGACCCAGCTTCTTGAGCTTATCCTTGGCAACGTCGCAGGGGATGGCCTTGCGGTTGCCCCGCTTTGACACCTGATAACACTTCTCCATGCCATCGGGCCGGACGTAGACGAACACCACGTTATCGTCAGCGTCGGGCTTCGACCGCTCAATCTTTTGTGCCGATGCCATAGCCGCGACTAAGAACATAAGTGTCAGCACTGCTATCCTCATAACCTCACCTCATTGGTCCTTCTGCATCGGGCCAGTCGCCCACCAATTTGTACCGTCGAACCAGAAGGGTTGAAGATTACATCTATTAGCAACTACACCTATAGTGTCCGCACCCTTGAAAGCGGCATTGAAAGCGAAGGTGAATGGGCCTCCAGCAGCAGGCTGACAGACCATCCATGTTGCCCTCGCGCCGGGAAATTGCCCAGCGATTGTTCCCATCACGGCGTTGATGTTTAGGGTCAATTTCTGCACGACTCCTCGAGTGATTGCAAAGTTAGGGGTGGCCCCAGGAGTGGTCCCTAAATCATAGAGGAGCGACCCTGGATTCTGCACCAGATGGATGCCAAGCATTCCCTCTGGCCCTGAGTCCCCTGGCGGGCCTGTGACTGGAGCAGTCAGAAAAGTAGCTGAGTCGTATGGCAGGTCAGCATAGCCGCCGGACCCTCTACTGAACTGAACGCCGAACGTCGAGTCTGTAACGCTGTAGTTCCCACCCGACCAGTTCGCGCCACTGACTTTTCCGCTGTTGATGTTAATGGCCTTCGCGTTGGCTTGGCTCTGACCGTCATAATCGAAGGTCTTAAGCATCAAGGTGCCGTCCTCGATGTAGACGTTAGAGCGTTCTGAGTATAAGGGCTGGCGAAAGGTTGCGTCCCCACCCTGCAAGCGGATGCACTCTCCGACACCCTTGTTGTCGATGGCATTCCAGTAGCAGGACACCGAGGCGAAGTTTAGCGGTTCTTCCTTATTTCCGTCATCGCAGAAGTCCGTGACAAAGCCTCTCGGCATGATAATGAAGCCGTAACCGCCTGTGAGCGCTCCGGCTGCCGTGCGATTGAAGCTCACGAGGTCAAGCCCCGCATTGTCAACGCTGTAATAGGGGTCGAGGAAGATTCTCCCATCCGGGCCGATCATGATGTTCGCTTGGTTGTCTTTGAAGATGATGCCGCGCAGCGTCACGAAGGAGCTGGAGACGATGAGGCCATACGCGCCGCCTTGGATTTGCACGCCTTGGAGCGTGAGGTAAGCTCCATCGGCTGCGAGCACCACTGGGTTACCGGTATTGAGGACATAATTCTCTGACGCCGCCGTGTTACCAACAATGTAGACCTGCGAGCAGGGCGTGGTGATTTGGCATTCGGTGTAGTCGAGGCTGCCCCCCAGGAACGTCCGGTGCTCTAGCGCAATGCCGGCAGCCGATGTATACGTTCCTGCCGCAAGGTAGATGAAATACTTGCCGTCCACGACGTTCGGAACTTTGGCGTCGATGGCCTTCTGAACCGTCGCGTAAGGATTGCCAATAGTGCCGTCCCCAGTTATGTCGCTCCCGGTTGTTGCGACGTAAGTGTTCACAACTTTGGTGGGGTCACAGATCAAAGAAAGGTTCCCGGTGGCGTTTATCGTGACGTCCACACTGTTATTCCCAGGATTGTCGGCAAAGTTCATCGTAATGTTCGGACCTTCAATGAAGTTTATCTCGTGCTCGCAGCCGATCTCGACTCCGTTGTCTTGAACGCTCGTACAAGTCGAAATGGTCAGGTTGGCGCGCGTCGCTGCTGGCTCGTCTGAGGCGGTAAGCGTTACCCCTGTCCCCTCGATAAAATTGAAGATTGGTTCCGTCCCAACAAATGTCCCGTTCTTCTGCATGGTCTCGCCAGCGAACGGAGTCCCCCCGCTGCCGCACAGTAGGTCCGCATTTGGACCGATCGGATCGCAAAGGAGATAATCTGCTCGCGAGTATGGCGTCGCGATGTCAGAAAGGGAAAATCGTACGTCGTACCGGCCGGCGACCGCGTAAAATCGCCAGTAAGAATCTGTCGAGGCTACGAATGGGTTCGAGAGCACCGTCGGCGTTGGCGTGTTGTTGTCAGCAAAGATGCGTGGCAGGAACGCCGCTTGCCCGCCAGTCGAGGAGGCATCGACACCCGCCTGAGCCCACGAAAGGCTTGTTGTCCCTGGCGCCGACGAAACTGTAAAGGTTCCGTTGAACGTAGTATCGGTCACTCCCGTAACCGTGACGCTCGAGTTTAGACCATAGGTCGGATAGGTCGCCGTCAAAGTCGCCGTGACTGTCCCCGAGGACCGCGTGATCGACGTGATCCCCGCGCTCGTCAAGCCGGAAAGATACACCGTCACGGTACAACTCTTGAAGGACCGCATCCAGCTCGTAGTCGTCGCCGGGAGGCCGCCAACCTGAACGCTAAATCCTCCCTCTTCGCATGACCCGAAGGCTCTCTCCATCGCGTGTGCAGGACTGCACAAGAAGAAGGCTATTAGAAAAACTGTTAGCTTTCCTATTAGACTTTTCATCGGCACCCAACCCCCATAAGAGCGATCGACTGAGCACAACTGGACGCAGGTTCCGGCTTCAACGCCATGAGCCATGCCCCCCAGCCAATCGGCACGGCAGTATCAAAGTCCACCGACACGGTCCCCGTGGCGCCTGCCGTCACCCGCTCAAACTCCGAATTACAGTTCATCGCGTCCGCTCCAGTTCCGGTTTCTTGGTAATGCTCGGTATAGGCTGCGGGGTCGGTGCCAGTTGCTATACATCCCGCGTTATTATTGTCCTCTCCGGAGAGCGCAATCACGATAAGGGAATTGTCCGTGAGGCTTGAGATGGTGGCCAGCGATGCGGGGTCAGCCGTACCCGTAGTGGCCGTGCCGATGACTTCCCACGGAGTCTCCGTGGTGATCGCCCCACGATAGACCGTACAAACTCCGTAGGCATCCCCCGTCGTCCCGCTGAAATCCACCACAGGGTCGGTCTCCGACGCGGAGGCCGCACGCTTCCACCAAGCCCAATAACGTGCGGTCGTTCCCCTATCCACCGGACTGCCAGTGACAACTGTCCACCCAGTTACGGTCGCCGTTTCGTCCACGTCACGGTTCCACGCTTGGAGAAGAAAGATGTCATTGGTAAGGTGTGCCCCGCAATTCACCGCAAGGTCAACATGCGGAGTAGCGTCAGCCGCAATCACACTGATGTTGACAAATGTGGGCACAGCAGCCTGCGCCAGACTACAAATCAATAATGCTAGAAACAGCCTAATAAATCGCATAACTTATTGCCCCGGAAAGCTGTGTAGCGGCCGAAGTTACGATGCAAACTGAATCCCCCGCAGTCTCAGTCCGATTGATCGCCCCCAGGCCCGAGCCTTGAGTGATCCCACCATTGTCAGCGAAATTGTATCCGGATGCCGCGGTCGTCCCGCCTGTAATTCCGGCTGTCGAGGTCCCACAGGTCGCTCCAGTCCCGGAGATCAGCGCCACATTGTTCGCCGCTGCCGTCACCAGGCTGATCCCGCAGATGTAGACGTGTCGCCCTGAGACTCCAGTGATGGCGAGCGTGGTTGTAGTGGTCGCAATGTTCACAGAAAAGAACGAGTCGCAGACCGGGATGCCAGTCAAAAAACCGCCCGTCGCTCCGCTGGCCAGCCCGCCAATGAAATCCGCGCGCGCCGGCGGCGCCGCACCAGTCGCTCCGCTGGTGTCTTGGCGCACATTGAGGTTAGCCGCGGTCGCCTGCGTTGCGGCCGTGGTCGATCCAGAGTCAATCACAGCATGAAGATTTGTCCCCGTCGCCTGTTCTGCCGTGACCGTTCCACTGACCGGCTGTGTGGCCTGCCAAAAGGTGCCCGAAACGGGTTGCGTCGCCTGCCAGAAGGTCCCCGACACTGGTTGAGTCGCTTGCCAGAAAGTTCCTGTTACAGCTACCGAATCCGTCCCACTCGAAAGCGCGCGGATTGAACGCGCATCGTAAAGTGTCCCACCCGTCGCGAGGTTTACGACTGGGGACCCGTTGCGCAATGACCAGAGACGCACGATGTCGGTGTCTGCGTCTACATCGGCCGGCGCCGCCGCGGAAGCGAACCCTCCGACCGCTACCGGGTTCGTGGTTCCCCCGGCCGCATCATGCGCCGTAAACCCGCTGACCAGGGGGTCTGCCCAAGCCGCGGCTGTCGCGCTCGACGCGATTGGAATTTGACCAAGGACAGGAGTTCCAGTAACCGCCACACTCTGAATCTTCGTGGCGTCAATCACTCCGCTGCCAGTCGCCCCTAGACTCGCGCCGGTGCCGACGACCATTGCCGCTGTGATATTTGTCCCAGAGGTTACGGCATCAAATGAAGGGGCCCCACCACTTAGTGGAGTGCTGAACACCCCTGTCCCGTCGTAGTATTTGCTCGCATCGCTGGGCAACGTCCCTTGCAGTGCCCCCATCGTCCCGACGCCCAAAAGCATCAGATCGTATGTCCCAGCAATGGCGTTCGTCTCGAGAAGTCGTCCAATAAGCCTTCCAGTTGCGGGTCGCGTCGGACCTAAATCTGTACACTTACCCGCAACGCTCGAGCTGATCCCCACCCAATTGGCAGAGGTTACCGCTCCGTCGAACTGGCACTGGACGATTCCTCCCGTAACAATCGTAGCCTCTCCAGAGGTCCCACAACCGGAGATGCAGATACCCACAGAAGCCTGTGATCCTGCGGCTACTTTTTGGGCTTTGGCAGGGTCTATTGCAAGGAGCGTCGTGAGGGTATATTGCTCCGTTCCAGTGACGGTATCGTTTGCATATTTTATGGTTGCCGTAGCACCAGACCACTGCGGCAAGCGCCCGGTCTTCGAATCATACTGGGCGATGCCCACCGTCGTAAGAATGCCAAAACAAAGCCATAAGAATGGCAAAACAATCGAGAGGCGCTTTTTCATATTCCCATCCCAACACACGAAAATGTGTATGTCTTAGTGTCTACCGGCGTCCCTAGCCAGGTCAATGTCAGTACGGTCGCCGACTCGCTTTGCGTGATATCGGAAATCGCATCACTCCCGGCCGACTGTTTACACACAAAAACGGGAACTGTCGTCCAGGTCCCATCCGTAAAGGTCAAATCTAAAGTCGGGTTCAGCGCCGGCGCGGTTCCGGCGGTTACTGTAACCGAGAATGCTTGGTCTGCCCCACGGATAGCGCTCAACGCGGCGCCGGCTCCCCACCCTGTCGCTACAAAATCTCCTGAGACCAGCGCTGTCCCGGAAGAGTGGAATCGGGGGGCCTGTGTCTTTCCCCCAAAGTCGACGAGCTGAGCCCCGGTCTTAATCGCTGCAGTGCCGATTGTCGCGGCCGACAGGTCTATCCCATAGGTGTATCCCCCGCCGGCATCGCTCAGATAGAGTCCGTTGGTTACCGCCTGAGTCGCACTTTCGTTGTAACCCCAGAAGGCGTGAAAGTTCGTGACATTCGGGAGACTCCCTCCGGTAAACCCGGGGGCCATGTAAGAGCGGATTCCGACAAATGCCGTACCAGGAGCTGCAACGACCGATCCGCTCGCGCGCGCCGACCCATCGAGACCTACGGAAGTAATGGCTGTCCCCCCAAGTGTGTCATCGACATAGGTCCGGAAGTGTCCGCCGCGGATCGTGAGATTGACGCCACTCGAACGCGATCGCGTTACCGCCTCGATCCCAGTCACAGTCGCTTGATCGTCGATCGCTGCCGTGCGGTTGTTTTCGATGAAGAGCCCCACTCCCTCATTCCCGACTGTCGGCCCCGTGGTCGTTGCCTTCGTGAGGGTCAATCCGTCCCAAGCATTTGCCCCCGATTTCTTCAACGTCATCGCATTGCTGAACTGGAACTCATTCGTCAGGGTCGCACCATTGAAATTGAGGCCGTTGGTATACCCTCCGCCTGCGTCACTCACAAAGATGGCGTTTGTCACAGCATTTGTCGCGTGCTCGTTGTAGACCCAGAGGCCGTGGAAGTTGTTGATGTTGCCAAGCGAGCCCCCGGTAAAGTCTGGCGCCATCCAGATCCTAGCCCCCACGAAAGCTGTGCCAGCCTCAGCGACGGTACCCGTGCCGGCGCGCGCCGAAGCTTCCAAACCGACTGAGGTCCTCGCTGTTGCAGTGAAAGTCGGGTCGATGTAGGTCCGGAAGAGCCCCCCGCGGAAGGTTCCCGCCTCGTCTGCTCCCCGACTGCGAGCTACACCCTCAATCCCGTTGATTGTGAACACTCCGTTCGTCGTGGCTGTTCGGTTGGCCGCAACGCTCAAGGCCGTAAACTCGCTTACGGGGTCAACTGTTACCACCGTCGAGAAAGCGGCTCCTGTGTCGTCGGCAAGGTTGTTTATTTCATCAAGCCTCGGCTGTGGGTTATTTACCCAATTTGACCCGTTCCAGCGCAGCGTATCTTTGAGTGCTATCCCAGCCAAAGTCACCCCGAGGATCGTCGTCCCCGTCCCGCTCTTATTGGCGAAGTCTGTCAGATCCGACGAGGCCCAAACCTCTTGACCTTGGGCCGCATTGAGACGAGCTGCCGCAGTCAGGCCAGCATAACCGCTGATGGCATTCTTGTTTGAGGAGATCTCGCAGGTAGGACAACTAATAGCCGGCGTCACCCCGCCACTGGAAACGATTGGCGACGTGCCGGTTACGCTTGCCACTCCTCCCATTGAGGCCGGGGCGCTTCCATCGTATGAGAAGCACGGCAGCCCTGTCGTGGGGTCGAATCCGAACAATCCAACATTCGCCTCGGACGTCCCGCACGCCTCGCCGGTAATCTCGATCGGATGGTCGGTTGAGAACAGGCCAGTCACGTACAGCGACCCGTCCATCAGGGTGTCACCGAAGAATGTCTTGTTGCCCCCGAACACCTGCGCGCCCGTCGTCACCACGCCCCGCGCCGTCGCGCTCGCGTCGGGGAAGTTGTATGTGTGGGTGTCTACATCGGATTGAATGTTTACATCTGTCCCTGATGAACCCACAGTAAATAGCTGCTCGAATGCTCCTAGACCGTTGAGTGAGAATATCCCCGTCCCGCTTATCGTCTGGTCGACAAGCTTAATGTCAGCCAGGGTAAAAGGTGTTGGAATCCCTCCGCCTGACAGACGGACATCATACCGGCCGTCGTCGGCGTAGAAAAACCAAAATCCTGTCGTCGTATCAGCTACAAAGGGATTAGATTTTACACTACCGAGGTTGTCTGAGTAGATTTGTGCCGGGGTGAGAGTCCCGGTGAGGTAAACAGTTGTCGTGCATCCTGGGTATGACCCTTGAGCCTTCGGGCTTCCTACTCCTCCACCTCCAAAAATGATCGAGACCCCACCCTGCGAACAGTAGCCCCATACCCTCTCGCGAGCGTGTGCAGGAATGCACAACGCCAGAAGTAACGGCAGAATCGCTGCAAGTCGAAGCCTCATTGCATTCCATGTCTGTCTACGGCTTTGGCAGGGCGCCCATTGCTCACCTCAAGGCTTTTGCTCAGGAGTACCGCCATTTGTCTTGCGCAAGATGTTCTCTCCTGTGCGCTTCGCGCGGTCGAGAAATGACTCGATCATCACGTCCGCCGAGAGTCCAACCGAGAAAGCTACGAATCGGTTCGTGACCCATCCTTCACCTAGAACCACATAGAAAATGTAGCAGGTCACAAGACCGCGAATGACGAGCCGACCCCAATTGCTCTTCAGATATCCAGAGAAACTTCGTTCCTGGGTCTCGGAGATCACAAACTGAATACGGTCTCCCCAGCGCGCGAGCACACCCATAGCAAAACCAAGCCAGAGTTGCCAGATCATACTTCCTACCATTGGACCCTCCTCAATAGAATTCACTTCTCCAAATCTTCAGGTGTTGAGTCGTACTTCGGCGGATAAATATCTACCCTGGCACCGGTACTATGACGATGCAGAGGAAAACCCCGAAGGTCCTGACGCAGCATGATATCGTGAGTCTCCACACGCAGGAGCCTTCTATTCGTGGCATTCTGCTGCCCCACCAGTTGCTCCACCTGCTTGTTCAGCACTTCCACCTGGGCGTGCAACCGGTCCATAGTAAGAAAACCAGCCACGACAAGTAGAATCAGCCCGATCAGCGTCCACGCATTCACAGAAAGGTCGAGACGCACCCGGCCCCCTCCGGAAGGAGGAGGAGAACCGAGCCTCTCCATGCCCTCGATGAGGGGCTTGGGAACTGCGGCGTATTCCAAGGGGTCACTCATGATCAGGGTCCAATCGGCCCGGTCGTGCTGATGACGATGTTCTTCCAGTAGCGATACTCATCTACATTAAGATAGTTGAAGCGGTCTACTTGGGTCCCCACAGCAATGCGGTTGATTCCCGTCGTGCAGGTGCCGCGAAGGTTGACGTTGAGGCTTTGCAGGTCAGTCAACTCTGTGCCGTTGACATAGACGCGCAGCTCGCCGTCGCTCAAGCCGGGAGTGTTGGGCTTTACATAGACTTCTACTGAGTACCAAGTGTCAAAAGCCCACGTTGTCGCGCTGGTCTTACTTGTGGGTGCGGGGCCGCCCGAGCATTCTGGGGCATCGTAGCCTATCCCAAAGTGTGCCCAATCGGACGCCGGTCTGCCGTTGACGACGACGGCCCAGTGGTAATCGTGCGTTGTACCGTAAGGGTCTTTCAAGTAGAAGAGTTTGCGCTGGATTTCATTGCTGCCCCCGGCGTTTTGGTGGAAGCGCACGTAGCCGCGCAGGTAGAAGGCTGGAAGCCCGTTCGGGTAGCCATTCGTGGAATTGAAGTTCTTCTGCACATAGCGGTTTGCCTCGCCGTGGGCAGAGCCGCAAGCGGGATTGGTTGAGTCTCCACACACGACGTAATGAAACTGCGCACAATTCCCCCCATCTGGGCAGGCAACTATAGTGTCATCCGTGGTCGTCCACACCTGCGTCCACGCCGCAAAGCTGCTCAAGGCATCGGAGAAGATCGGTGCGCCAGGAGACGCCGCAATCGTGACCGCAAACGCCTTCGAGTAAGTCTGCGGCGTAGCGCTGGAATCGGTTACGGTGAACGTCACGCTATAAGTGCCGCTGGCTGTCGGCGTGCCCGCCACAACGCCTGTCGCTCCGGTCAGTGCGATGCCGGGCGGAAGTCCGCAGGATGGCGCAACACACGTCGCTGGAATCGACCACGTGTAAGGAGCTGTTCCGCCCGTGGCTTGCAGCGTCGTGGTGTAGGCAACACTGACTTGACCGGAAGGCAAACTGCCCGTTGAGATCGACGCGGCCGGCGTGGGCGCCGGGGCCGCGCCAGTGATGGTGATGAAAAGCCCCTGATCATCGGTTTTCGGCGGACCTTCGGAGTCCGTAACGCGCACCGTGAAAGCGAAAGTATTGTTGACCGTCGGCGTGCCGGAGATGATGCCGGTGGCTGCGGCAATGCTTAGGCCGTCGGGAAGCGCCCCACTCGAGATCGACCACGAGTAAGGCTTGGTTCCAAACTTCGCCTTGACCGTCGCGGAGTAGGCCACGCCGTTCTGACCGGCCGCGAGCTTGGTCGTGAATATCGCCGGGGGCTTCACCGCGAGGGCTGATCCACAGATGACGCAGATTAGAAAGATGAGAGCGAAACCACGAAGAATGCTTTTCATGCTGACTCCCGGCTCCTGACTCCTGCTTTTCTCACATCGCCACAAACACGTTGGTCTTTTTCCGGCCCCCACCGCCAAAGAAATAGCGCCTCGTCGGGGACTGCGGCACCAGCATCCCATAAGGCTCGGCAAACCACCAGGAAATCAAATCGTCTGGCCACTGCTCTTTAGCTACAGCGAAGAAGTAGAACTCTTGCAAGTCGCCGCTGACTCCAAACGTGCTATTCAATCTGACTTCCCCAGAAGCCGCCCTGGAGATTGCCGTCGTCTGGTTCGCAAGTTTCTCACCATTCTTCCAGATAGAAGACCCCTTGCCCCCAGCGGCAAATGCCCACATCTCAGGAACGGCTGTCCAGCTCAAGCCTGCAAGGGTTAAGCGATTGGGAGCTGTATTTCCACCAAAGTCCCAATACACGGTTCCGTCGTTAAAGGGGACAAGCCCCTGAAATCCCCCGCCAGCAATAGGCTCTCCGAAGGCTGCGGAGACCCTAGTTGTAGTATCTGTTTTACGCCTGATGAGCAACACCGTCCCGCCTTTTGTTACTTCGTCGAGGACGCCAAGGGCCTGCATGAAGTCGCCCGTATTATTGATGTTGATGCCCGTCCCCGGCGTGTTCCAGACCCATGAAGGAGTGCCCGCGAGAGTGCCGAATGGCCCGTTAATGACGCAATTTGCCCTGTTTGCAGCGTTATGTGAGACAATATTCGTAGCTGCAACGATCCCGCCACCCTCATTAAAAGGAATCACGGCCACCATGCCCATTGCGAGAGGATGGCCCCAGTTCACGCAGAGCCCACCTACGGGCTTCTCGACCTGCCTTTTGGGTCGCGTAATAATGGACGCGGAGAGCCGTACCACGGGGTCGGCGGCGATTGCCGCTGCTACCGATGCCTGCGCCGCGAGTTTGATGAAGTTTCTGCGTTTCATTATGGACTCTGTGCGAGTGCTCCTTGATAGAGTTTTAGGTGACTACCCTCAGTCCCGTCGAGTGTTCCACCGCTCTGGTTCTCGATGATGATTCCCCACTTCTGAGGCAGCACGCCGCCGAAAGCCGCTGCAACAGAGAAAGGCTCACTCTTGTAGGTCGTTGCGTTGGCGACGACGTTGAGCCTTCCAATCAGCTTGACGTTCGCGGGACTCGTCAGAGTGATTGCCGCATCGGTTCCTGCTCCCTCAGCGTATGTCGTCCCACCATCGGCTGTGCCGTAGGCGTACACGTTGACGTAGCCGGTGGTCGAAGTCGCTGCGGCTCCCGACTTGATTTGTACCTGCACCAAAACGTCGAGGTACAGAGTCGAGGTGTTGTCCACTGCAAGGCAGGAGCGCGCGGCCGTTGTCACGAGACTCGCAAGCGTGCAGGTGATAGTCGCGGGCGACCCGTACTTTGATTTGATGTCGGCGGTGTGGACCGGCGACGCCATGCACAGCGCCAAGACAACGAGAAGTCCGCAGATTCTTTTTCGCATATTCATCTCCTACCTTGTTCCCGCCAGAGTAATTGCAATGTCGGCAAGGGTCGCGTCGGCGCTTCCCGGCCCGACTACGGTGAGCACGTCACCAGCCGAGAACAGCGCCCCAACGGTCGAGGCGAAGGTGCAAGTGGTCCCCGCAATGGCGAATGTGCAGGTGCCAAACGCTGCGCCATTCTTGTTGGTGCTCACGATAGTTTCCGCTGTAGCTGCTATACCTGCACTCGCGTAGCTTCCCGCCAGCGCAATCGGGAATGCCACTTGCCGGGTGAACACCACGCGGCTCAAGACTTCGGAAGCTCCTGGCACACCTGAGAAGAATGTCACCACGTCGTAAGGATTGACGACGGGCTGCGCCGAGCCGGTCTGCGTCTGCAAAAAGATATTGTCGAGGTAGAAGCCAATCGAGCCTCCGCCGCCGCTCACCTGGATCTTGAGCGTAGTAACAAGGTTGCCGCCTGTTCCCCACAGCGATGTTGGAATGACAATCTGCTGGTAAGTAGCAGTCTGCGAGCTGGAAAACCCGAATAGACCATCGTCGAGCGTAACTGCCGTGCCCACTGGCGTTGAGCCATTCAGCCATGAAAGCAGCAGTGATTTGGGGTTTGGCCAAGCTGCCTTGCTGCGGATATAGAGTGTCTTAGTGACGTAAGCTGACAAATTCTCCGTGCCCGCGGCAGGCTTGACCAGCGTGACGTTGTTGCCAGCTACGGCAGTGGTCGCCTCAATGTCCTTTGTTCCGGCATAGGGATTCGAAGTCGAGGCGCAGTTGAAGTTGGCCGACGCCGTACACGTCCACTCGGTGTTCTCCAAGTAGAGATTCGTCGTACTGAAATTGCCGGGTGTTGTAGCGAGAGCGGCAATATAGATTAGACCCCCGCTCAGGTCAACTTGGGTCGTGGGGTCAATGCTGGGAGCGGCAGGAGGCGTCGCAGCCGTGCCCGTAATCTTGACAGCAGCCCCGGTATTGTCTACGACAATCCTATCAATGCGGGGGTCTACGGCATCTGCAGCGTCGAGAGTGATTGCAGTCAGCGGCGAAGAGTAGGACGTGCCGCCAATCAAGTAGGTCGCCGGCGACACGGAGAAATCCAAGTCGCCGGTCCAGACGACTCCACCGCCGGTCAGCAGCCCGGTCCCAATAGATTGAACGCTCCCCGTAGCAGGCGGGGCAATGACCGTAGGTGTGCCGCCATCAACCGAATACCAGAAAAGTCCGGTCGTCGGGTCGCACCCGAACAGTCCCACGTTCGCTTCGGCAATGGTAGGGTCCACGCAGGTCGTCTCGATGGGATTGTCGGTCGAGAAGAAATCCGTCACGTACAGGTCGCCATTCATCAACGTGTCGCCGGTGAAGGTTTTGTTTCCGGCGAGGACTTGCGGACCTGTCGTGATGAGTCCGCGCGCCGTGGCGCTGGCGTCAGGAATGCAAAAGAAATGAGTATCAACACTCGGCTCGATGTTGAAATCAATCCCGGTTGTGCAAGTCTGAAAATACTGAGTGGTGGTACTCAGAGTTGACTCTGATGTTCCAAGGTTTATGATGCCGGTGCCAGCGATCCCCGGAGTCGTCCCCCCTCCGGTTCGTGTCTGCCCAACTCTTGGAGGCGCCCAAGGCCAGGGCCACGCTTTTTTCATAGCCGACGCGGTTGTCATTAGATGGAAAGGAGGAAGCTTTGCCCAATTTGTGGCAATTAGCTTTGTTTCTGGTTGAAGTGAAGTTTTCCTGAGGGTCTGCGCGTGCACCGACCCTATTGAGAATAGCGTAGCAAGCGCGAGTAGGAACGAACGAACTATGAGGTTCATCACTCTAGCCTCCCGACGCTTACGTCTGAACGATCGAAGGGAGATAAACATCGTTGATGGTTCCGACCACCCAATACTCTGACGAACTCCCTGGATTCGCGCCAAAGATATTCGAGTTGAAGACCTCGACTGGCTGGCCAGCGGCTACGGTCTCGAGCCGCACCATAAGATGGAGACCGGTTCCTAGAGCGGCATCTCTTTTGGTTCCAACCCCCAGGGCGCCCGCGTCGCCTGCGCGCCTCTGAATGTACAGCGACGCCATGTTGACGTTCAGAATGACCCGCGCGCCGGAAGCATGGGTAAACTTCAGGGCAGTGACAGTCAAGCTTCCAGCCCCGATCGAGACAATCCTGGCATTCTCTGACTTCGTTCCGTCAGTCTCTACCACGATAATCTCGTCGTTTTTCTCCCAAGGCAGGGCATCGTCCACAACAGGGATGACTTGAGTTGGCATGGGCTGTCCAAGGCCATCGGTGGTCGGCACGAAGGCCGCGGAGAGTGTTGTGCCAAAGACCGGCTGCGCGACGTCAGTCGCGACAATGGTCAAGTATTTGAATGCTCGGTTCGTAAGTCACCTCCGAGTGCAGAACTGCACAACGCTTAGTCAGCCGCAGTTGTGGTTACTCGTTCCCAATCGGTGTCGGCCCCGCCCGTGGCGACTTTCAGGTAAGCCTTGCCAGCACTGGAAAAGTAGTAAGAACCAATGGCGCCCGCTGTGCCCACTTCCGAACGGACAGCATTACGTGTGGTCTGTACCCCAACTGAGATGATCGCCCCGTTTGAAAAGCGGATCTGCCCGCCTGTTACGACGATCGTGGCCCCATTCATGTCGAGGCCCACATTCCATCCGGTCGTATTCCCTGCGTTCGTAGGAATGAGAATCGCAGCGTCAGGAACTCCAACGTTCGACTGGTCGATGTTGCGAACTCGGATACCGTATTGCGTGGTCGCCTTGGCACCCTCATTCTTAATCGCCACATCGAGCCCACCATGCTCTGTGGCGTTCGTACCGAAGTTCTCAGTTTGTACTTCAAGACCTCGAACGACCGGAGAGGTTGACCCGGACTTCGAAGATGCAGAGGCTAATCCACCAATTAACTGGCCTAAGGTCCCACCACTGCGGTTGTTCACAACGCTGTTCAGGCCGCGCAAAATGAAGTTTGAATCGTTGGCCCCGTAATTATTGTAGGTCCACTTGGCGATCGCGTCGTTTGAATCCCCGGTCACCGCTGCTGTGCTCGGTCGGTTGACTTGAATAGTGAAGGCATAGGTTTTGAAGGCCGCGCCGTTAGCCGACATTAGACCAGAGCTTGAACCCCCGCCATCACTCAATCCGAATAGGTAGGTTTGCGAACCGCTGGGCCGCGCCGAGGGCAAGAAGTTAAGAGCGATATCGCTCTGTGTCTTGATCAAAGCGCCGTTTGGAAACAACAGGCCCGACGTTCCCACGGTCGGGGTTCCTCCCGTGATGGCTGGAGCTGCGGCCGAGAGCACAGTGGAAAGGCTCACAGTCGCCGAGGTAATTGTCGTCAGGGCAGTAAAGCACGTCCCGCCCGCCGAGCAGATCGTAGCCTGCCAGCGAGATCCCCCGCCAAGTATGTCCGTCCGGCCGAGTGTGACGCTTGAAAACGCCCCGCCCGACGTCAAACTCCCACTTTTGGGTGTAGTGCTCGCGCCAGTTCCGAAATTGACTCCCTGCGGTCCAGGTACGAACACGAAGGCGTAGGTCCCGTTTGCGTAGACTTGGCTGCTCGGTCCGGTAATCGTACCGGACACGGTCGCATTTTGTCCAAACGCAACCGAGGTCGCAAAGACCACGGTGAGTAATACCATCGTCAGATAGGCTGAAAGTTTTCCGAACATGACATCCTCCTGTTTGTGCATTTACTGCACTTTTCTAAATTGCCGATCCTGTTACCAGCCCTGGTGCATCCAAAAGCGGACGCACGATGTCAAACTTCCTTTGAAGAAATATGGTTGCGCTTGAGTAGATCAATCGAGCGATTGCAGCCACATCGGACTGTGCAAAGTATGAAAGCCTCCATACCTTGGCATTGGGCTTAGGTCGGTCTGGTATCCTTCGCTTACATCCCGTCGCTTGCTCTAGGAAAGCTGAGGCTGAGGTGAGAAAATTCCTCCCGCCCAAGATCTCCCATTTCACATTGTGGGATTTTCGTCTCGGATCTCGGTAAAAGCATCCATCGCCGTCCGAATATCCACGAAGGAAATCGCAGTTAAACTCACCCAATTCTGGCCACGGCATCGAGTCGTTCCTGTGAGAAACCAGCCCATACTTTTTGACCGATGACACAAGCCGTTCGCTGGAGATGTCTACTTGGCAAGCTAGAAATCCTCCCCCGAATCCCGTTCCCTTGTACTCGTGTATGGGATAGTCGGAATCTAGAAATCTCATGAAATTCTCAAGTTGGCTTCTGTCTCTGGACGCAAGTTTTAACTCAAGGACTCTACCCTTTGAGCCGAACGACCCGTCTGCTGCCAAAAAGCCAAGCCAGTACGCCTTTGGCTCGCTGTCGATCACATCGAAGGCCGCGTCGTCGCAGTGATATTTCCTGCTTATATAGCCAGCCTTACGACAAACGGTATTCGAGGCTTTCAGAACTCGATGGACGGAGGTGCTGGAAAACCCGAGACTGCTGCCAATTTTACGAACGGCCATCCCTGCGGCGTACAGTTGCCGAAACTTCCATGCGTCAACAGGCGTGACTTTTGGCGCTGGCATTATATGTAACTCCCGGTGACCAATCCGCTCGGCACATGGGACTGTTGCCACCGAGCTGACCGATAGGGTGGTAGCGGCAGATTCGTAAATCCTGCAACCCAGGTCAAGGTCCTCTGGGTCACCTGCTCATCCCGGTAGATCATGTCGAGAAGCGCATCCTCGAACCTTTTCTCGTGGACGTTCGCGTTCACCGGGTTGTACTTCGGATTTGAAACCGTCGCCGTGCCCGGCCAAGAACAAAGGTCGGCGAGCGCCCCCTCGAGCAACACCCTTCCGCGCATGAACCCTGGCAACGTGTCGCCGTCTCCCACGAGATCCGCGGTGCGCCGCTTGTAGGCGTAGGGGTAGGGCTTCGCGCCAGTCGTCCGCGGCCAAGTCTCCATGAATGGCTGAGGTGTCGATGTCTTCGCTTGCCCGTACATATCCACGATGCCGACTGGGAGCTGCGCAAGATACACGTCGTTGAACCCCAACGGAATAAGCCACATTGGAGGCCCAACCGAACTCCGCTCGGCGTCCACATTGTTCATTTCCTCGAGCGAGACGTTCCGGCGGAACTGCCAGTTGTTATCGCGATCAACCAGGGCAATGAGCTTCTCAAAGTCATTTTTCTCCGACATGAAATAGTCCATCACGATTTCTGCCGGCACATCGCTGTCGCTCTCCTCAACACACCCCTGGTCAATAATGATATCCGTCACGTTGGGGTTACTCACAATGGAATAGTACGGGATCTGGCCGTTAAGCATGAGTTGACGACCAACGATCGTATTATCGGCAGGAAGCCCACCGGCCGGAAAAGTCACGGTCGTAGATCCCTGGATGACAGTGGCAGACCCGATGATGGGCGCCTTGACGTTCCAGCACCCCTGTCCCCATTGGAAAGACCACATTCTTCTGTCGAGAGCTTGAGTGAAACGGTCCTTCACCCAGCGCCGGCAGAGTGTTGCCGGTGCGATATAGCAGTATTGCTTGACTGTCCTCCAGACATCGACAAACGTGTCGCTCATCCAACCCTCGTCGCAGGAAAGCTGGGCTTTATGACCCGATGCAAAAAAGCTCCCTTGCTTCCAGACCCCAGGAACTGCTCATAGACATCGCGAGGAACCCCCGAGTATTCGTATATCCCGCCGTTCCGGAATTGCACTGTCAGTGTATCCGTCTCAGGGTTATGCTCGATGGCCGCAATGTTCGAGCTTTGAACCGCTGGCATTTCTCTCTCCCAACAAAAATGCCCTGGCCGGTTTGCGGCCAGCCAGGGCTCCCAAACGTCTCAGGCAGCGAGAAACTTCTTCAAACCGGCATGCAAGGCGTCTCGATCCATCCGCCGGCGAGACCGGCACCACCGCCCGCAACGATGTCGGTCAGGATAACCCTCGACTTGACGGACTCAACCACTGTGAGCGTGGTCGCAGCCGCCACACGGACGAAGGTGTTGTCGGTCGGTGCGTTCGCGGCTACGTTGACCAGCACGAGCTGGTCACCAACCGCCGTTCCAGCCGGGGCATTGATCTTGTCGTTGAAGCCGCCCGTCTGAATGAAAATGAACTTCCCGTCCGTCGGATCCACGGCGTTTAAGCCGACCCCCGCAAAGGCACCGATTGCCGCAAATGAGTTGACGACCCAGGTGATCGCCTCGACGACCACGTTGGTCACGATGGTTCGCGTGCGGTCCTTGTAGTACAGGGGAGCGCCCTGCGCCCAAGCGACCACAGCGGTCGGGTCGTATTTCACGTACTTGATGATCCTCGGCCGTTGCGAGGAGTCCGGATAGATGAAAATCCCGCCCAACGGGAAGTTGGCTTGGTCGGTGTCGGCAACAAGCGAAACATCCCCACCGCTCGCATTCACAACGAGAGTCGGCATGATCAGGTGCCCGTAGGCTTTGGTGCTCATTCTGCCCTCCGAATTCGAATCTTCGAGTCTGTCTTCCCGTTACGACGTGATGAGGACCAAGTAGAACCCTGTCCTCGGGTTCGGATAGACCGAGTTGCCGGCAAACAGGAACTGGCCGGCGTAGTCGATCGTTCCCTGGTCTTCCTTGAACCCGGTGAACCCGAATTGGAACAACGGGTTCGTCGAGATGTAGAACATGAAGTACTCGGAGTTGATCCCGAGTATGGCGCCGGCCGGAGCGTAATTGTCAGCCACGAGATCCGCTCCCAGGTACTGAATCGAGTTCAGCCCCGCCTTCGCCATGTCGGTATCCTCGCGAAGGAAGCGCTGACTCCCCTGGAGCCGGTTGTGCACGAACATCCACGTATTCGTGTTCGCGCACATGAGGTCCACGCGATCGGGACCGAACCACGTCGCGGCGATCGCCGCGTTCAAGTCGGTCGTCTGGATTGCCCCGCCGATGCTGTCGAAGTAGCCGTTTCCGCCACCTACGACACCGGTCGTGCCAATTTCGGTCCTGGTGATTCCACCGACAGTGGTGACGTTCGTCCCATCGTCAACCCACTGCGCGAATCCGTCGAGCGACAGCGCGTCAGAGTCCTGGCCGAGGTTGGTGATCACGTTCGCATTCGACAGACCTGAGAGGTAGAGGTCGATCGCGAGCAGCTCGCCCATCAAGGCCGCGGCATTCGACATCTTCAGCTCAACCTGCGAGAGCGCCGCGAGGTCGCCCATGTTGAGTACGCCATCGGTTCCGATCAGGACAACCGAGACGTAGTAGAACTTGATGTTGACCTGATAGGCCGTCTCGGTGTTCACCCACGCAGTCGACAGGGACGAAGCCCGGCCGAATGACGAACCCACCAGCTTGAATGGTACGATGGGCTGCTGGATGAACTTCCCACCCTCAAACCGGTAGTTGTGCTTCGTCCTGGCACGGATGAAAAGCGGGGAGTGCTTGTACACCACGTTGAACGCCTTGGGGACGATGTAGGCGTTGGTGTAAGCGTTCAGTCCAGTGAGTGACAGCGACATGGTAACCTCTCAATTCGAGATTTTTATTAGACTTGCTTGCCGGCCGCGCGGTCTTTCGCGACTTGCGCCGCCACCGCGTGGGCGAGCTGGAATCCACCTTTTCGCCCGAGGGAATAGTCCTCGGGAATCTTGTCGAGTTCGACGGGGACAGGGGCCGCGCCAGGAGTCGATGGCATTGCGGCGGTACCCGTCATATCGACGGGCAGGGACCTCAAAGCATTCTCGGTTCCCTGTTTCACCATTTGGTCCTTGGTCTCTTTGACGCCTTCGACTTTCCCTTGCTCTCGAGCCTCGGCGACGGCTTTGTCAAAATACGCCTGCCGGGTGAACTCTTCATACGCCTTGTCGACGTCGGAGTGCCCGCCCTTATCGAGAAACTCCCCGAAGGCTTTCCGGTCAAACGGCTTACCGAAGTCGGCCTGGAACTTCCTGCCAACCTCGACCATGCGCTCGACGAGCGGCAGGCCGTGCGTATAGACTTTCGCCTTCGCATCGGCAGCAGCCGCGATCGCGGCGGTCTGGGCCATCGTTTGCGCCTCGGCAGCCGTCACGAAGCCCTGCGCCTTGATTTGATCCTGGACGGCTTTCTGCACTGCCGCATTGAACTGCTCGGGAGTCATGTCAGCCACGTCGATATCCTCCGGCGGCGGTGTTCCCGCAGGCGCCTTACCTTTCAATTCGTCTTGCAATTTTGTGATGGTTGTCTGCGCATCGGCGAGCTGCGTCTTGAGAATGGGAGCATCCTTGAAGTTCGGCCACTCCTTTTGATACCACTGAGAGTAGCTTTCACCGTCTTTGGCATGAGCCTCGATCGTGTCCAGGAGCCTCTTGGTCTCCGGATTCTTCGCAATCGCCGCGCGAATGGCAGCCGCTTCCTGCTCGTTCTGGATCGTCTTCAAAACGTCTTCAAAAACCATGCTTCTCCCTCACTACATTCCCGGAACGTATCCGCCGGCAGGTGCCGCGGATTCGGAAGGAGGTGCTGGCACCTCAGTTGGCGTTGGCGGAGGAGCAGCCAAAGCCGGCGCCCCAGGCCCTTGCTCTGGTCCTGCAACTTCCGATAAGAGCTGCGTCATGATTGGGACTGCTGATTTGAGAGTTAAAAGTGCTTGAGGCTTGGATTGACCGAGGATCTTCGCGAGCTTCCTCATGTCCTCGCCGATCCGCATAATAATACTGACGGGATTCTCTTGGGGCTGTTGAGGCGTCCCCATCGTCGGCATTGGGCCTTGCTGCGCCCTGATGCCTGGCGGTAGTGGTGGTGTCCTTACTCCTGCAGGTGCGCCCATCTATTTTTGAAAGGAAGGCGGGTTGGCAGTCGGCCGGTTGCCTCGCGCAACGTCAGCGCCTTTGTTCGGCGCCATCGTCCCCGTCTTCGCAACATCTTCAGAGCCTTTCTTGGGATGCCCCGCCCAAGCGAGCGGGGTCTTACCTTTCAAGGCCACCGGAGTGGCTTCTTTCTGCTCCATCTTCGGACCGAAACTCTTGTGGGAATGCGGCGCTACGGAGTCGCACTTCAGCGGGGCCTCCGTCGCGGCGTCCCAACTGCGGTTGTTCGTCAATTTCTTTGCCATGACCGTCCTTTGTGCATTTACTGCACGAAAGGTAGAGGGAGGCACTCGCCGCACCCCCCTCCCCTGTTGACTCGGTCCTCCCGAGGATCCCACGATGTTCCGTAGATCGGGGGAGGGAAGATTACCGCTTGCCCTTGCGTCCCTTGCGTTTCTTGCGGTTGCGTTCGAACATGGACTACCTCCTTCCTCCGCGCCCCGCGCGTTTCTTCTTGCGTTTGGCGCGTACATAAACTCCGCCTCGGCGGAGCCTTCCCGCCCGTTCCATCCCGAATGCCATCCCCACTGCCTTATCTTGAGGTTCGCCTTCGTGACGGAGGGCTGAAATCTTTTCACTGACCCTGAGTTGTGATTGGCGGCTGCGCTTCTTGCGCATCTACCGCGCCATCCTTCCGCGAGCGCCTCGGCTCTTCCGCGTCTTCCGCGTCTTCCGACTTTTGCGGCCTTTCATGCCGATGCTGCGACTGGCATCCTTGACGTGCTTCCTGACGGCGCCGAACCTTTTTTTATCTCGCCGGATCTCGTCAGCACGCATGAGCGCATGGACGTCCTCTCCGGGATTGCCGCTTGCGCTGGACATTTTCGGAGAGTCTTCCACACACTACCTCGTCGCCCGCAGGTAACTCTTGCGGCTCTTCTTGCTTTTTCTGTTTCTCACGGTGTTTGCTCCTAAAATGAAAAAGCGGCCAAAGCCTTTTGGCTCTGACCGCCTTGTCGCCGACTGGTGGTGGCGACCGACCGTCGAAAATCCTAATCCACTTGCAAACTACATTCTTGCGTTAGGGCTTGTCAAGAACAAAATTCAATCATCTTCCGCCGACTGTTACCCGTACACCGGTGTGACGAAGGACTCTGACCGAAGCATTCACCTTGACGTCTACGATCTGCCCGCCGGCAATCTGGATATTCACCTGCCCGTCAGCTCGAGTCCCGTTCCCGATCATTGCAAAGAGTGCATCGTAAACATCGGGGTGAACCTCAAGCGACGATGCGTCCCCTTGGCTCATCAGGAGAAAGTACGGCCTTCCGTCCGAAGTTTGTTTCACTTCGATTTGGCTCCGCCTTTTGTAGGTTTGGGCTGCGGGAACGTCTGGGCCTCTTCCCCAATCTGCTTCACTTCCTGGTCGTAGTCCGGCGACGGGAATCCTGCATCCGAGAGGAATTTGTAAAGGCTCTTCGTCGAAAGCCGGCCTCTCGTATTCAATCCAGTTGCGATATTTGCCTGAGCTTGACGTTGAGCCGGCAACGCAGTCCCTGCCGATACCATGTGGCGGAAATTCTGCACGAATTCCCGGCCGCGGCGAAATGGTTCATTCCCTTGCGTGTACTTCACGTAAGTTTCAGGGTCCCAATCAAAGTTCTGCCACGTCACACCATCGAGGCCAAGATGGGCAATGACCTTCTTCCGGTTATAAAACTGCAGGATGTCGGAAATCTGCATCGTGCCAATCTGCCGCATGTGCTTCACGACAAGCGAAGACATCATACGGAAAAGCGACTGGCGGATGTTCTGAATTTGCTCAACGGTCTCCCCGGAAGGAACCTGCTTCTTCCCCATCAGTTGTCCCGTATCGGTGAGCCCGGCCTGCTCGTCAAACAACCGGAGTAGAAGAGTAATAGCATTCGGAATGATCCCCAAGCCAGCAGACTCAGGTCTTTCAAATTTCAGAACATTTCCGATCTGCTCATTCTGGTTCATGATCCGGATCTTGGCGCCTGGCATCCCCGGAAAGAATTCCTCGTAGGCATCCGGACTCATCGCGCGGTCACGCACGATGAGAGTCGGGTTGAGAATTTGCTTCAAATAATCCTGGAAGTCAGCGAGGAGTTGATTGATCGAGCAGTTTATAGGAAAGAGATCCTGGAAAAGAGAAAGCCCAGTGAACAGCCACACAGCCGGCCGCAGGCGAAGCACGGGGAATGGAAACATACCGTGCCAGTGGAAGTTCGGCCCGTCATAGAGAATCGCTCTCTGGTTTTCCATCGCCGTGCAGATCAGTCGGCCGTAGGGATACACCGGCTCACCTGGCTTGACTAGATAGGTGAAATTCCCGTAACCGACTGTCAGCATTTCATTCGACGTGTTGAGGCGGTCATCGTGAAACCAAAACTCCTGGTGCATCGCCATTGGGATCCGGCCATACTCGTCAATAGTCCTTCCCTTTCCACCTTCTTCCTGAGTTGCAAAAAAGGTGCGGAGCCCAGGGTTCATGTTGTTCCAGGTGTAGTCGGGAATGTAATACGGACGTGAAGGGTAGGACTTGTGCCATCCGGTCGCTTCCGGTTTCACCTGCTTTGCGAGGATCGAGTACTTATCGAAAAACCATGAGATTGGCTTCCAGGATTTGTAAATCACTCCGCCCGAGTCTTGGAAATCATTGATCGAAGGTAGGATTGGAACAACACTGTCTGGACCCGAAGGAAGGAAGGTGACTTCCATGTCCTTTGGGTTGATGCCAACCTTTGTGTAGCCTATTCCAAGCGTAGAGTGCTGGACTGTACCCATCAACCGAAGATCTCCATCTTGGTCCTGCCAGTTTGCCGCGGAAAGCTTCGTCAAATTCCTGGCGATATCCTCATAGTCCTTGTTCTCTGAGTGGACGTAGGTGTTAAGCCGAATATCAGAAATGATGGACTGTAGCTCAAGCCAGTAGCGCAGCACGCGATTGACTACCGGCGTGGCTCGGTAACTCGGCCGGCCTGACAGCCAGTGCTCTCCCTGGAGAACTCTAATCCATTTGGGGATGTCTTGCAGGACTGGGTCCTCGGCAAGGGACTGCGCCGAAGATGAGTACACCGCTTCGCACCATTCTGACGTCACCTGCTCGTAGAATTTCTCATAGACCAAGGCGCCAGAGAGAGACCGCGCAAATATCGGAGGAGTACCGAACTCGCGCTGGACGGCGAGCGCTTGGCTCGTTGGCTCTTTCGGCCGAAGCTCTGTAAGAACAGATCCCATTTACACCCTCACCTCTTCCCGCCGAGTGATCCGTGCCCTTTCCGCAATCGGCCGGGCCTGCTCCTCGGTCATGCCCTTCACCTTTTCTTTGAGTTTAGCGTAGCGCTTCGGGAATCGTTTCATGTCTTCTCGAGCGGCGGTTTGAAATTCTCGGTAGTCAGCTTTTCCTTCGACGGTATCGTTCAAGGGAGACTCTCGTAAGTGATGCCTACGCATCAATTCCCGCAACTGAGCCCGGTCGCGGACGTAAACTCCCTCCCCTTTGGGAAGTATATTTCTTGTGAAAAAGGGTTTGAAACTATTGAACCGTATCAACGGCGCCATCATCGTCAAAAGACTGTGGCACCTCGGGCACTCTTGAGGAACCTCTGCCTCTTTATAATTCTGAAAGTACTTGTCTTCGATGATGTGGCCGCATCCGCGGCAAGAAAAGTCGTAGATCGGCACGTCGGACCTTTCAGAAGCTCGGAACTGCCGTCGTCGGCTCTGGAATGACAGGCGCCGAGGCGGTTCCTTCCAACTGCGGCTTGGCGTTAAGCTTCACCGCTTCTTGCATCTGGGACCAGTCCAGCAACACCTTAACGATAGTTCTCGCATCGGAAGGAAGCTTCCCAAGACAAAGCTTCAAAGCCTTCCACTGCTGCCGGGTGAACAAAAGGGAGTAGAGGTCCCAAGTCGTTCCAAACCAATTGTTGGCGATCGCCTCCTGGAAACCGTTCTTGACAACTTCCGAGGTGGAGATCCCATTTGACCTCGCAACGTCTTCCATGACTTGGGTGACGTTCGGGTCGAGTTGGAGCATGATCGTTCCCGGGCTGACCTTGAATCTTTCCTGGACCGACCGTATCAAGTCACGCTCGGAATTGATAGCTCCCGCATCGAGCAATGTGCAGAGTGCCAACATCGTTTGTTTTGAGACCCGTACACTCTCTTCGTCCGGGCCCGCCGCAGCCTCAATCGCCCGCTCAATTACTTGCGGGATCTCGCCAGGGTACTTCTCGCGGAGCTTCAGGATTGTGCTCCTTGGAATTTCTACCGTCATTTTCAGGATCGCTTCATCACTCATTGGAACCTCACTGTCGGGATTCTATCATCAAAGCTCGTCAAACTTCCGAATGTCGAAATTCTTTCCCTTCGGTACTTCCTCCGCAAGAGGAATTATTGAAGCTCCCTTTATCGTCCCAGGAGCCCCTTGGTCCTTGGCAATCTTCTTTTCCGCCTGTTTGATAATGCCATTGCATTTCGGACACTTTATACCGCGGGGGTCGTCTGAGTCAAACGTATGCCCTTTTACACAGGTAACAACCCAGAAGCTACTTCGTGGGAGCGCGGTGTACCCGGTTGGGATGTCGAACCGGCCGGTCTTGGGGTCAGTGTCACTTTCATGCGCCGCATAGATGGCATAGAGGGCCGCGCTCACGGCGTCGTCGTACTGGCCTTGGAGAGCCCGAGCCTGAGACTCGTCTTCATCTTTAACGAAGAAAGGAGCTTCCTCGAGGAACCGCGGCGACCGGATCTCCCAAATCCCACGGCGAAGCCAACGAATCGCCCATGTAATCATCGTGCGCTTCGTCTTATAGTTTGGCCAGACTCCCGCTTTGATCGACATGGTGTTTCGCACGTTGTCGAGATGCTTCCAGCGGTAGATGTTGGGATATTGGAACTGGTTCATCAAGATCGCCTGAGTTCCATATCCAGGCCCGTAGGCGTCGATTGCAGCCAGCGCCTCGTTATAGGCTTTCCCGATGATGTAGCAGACTCGCGCAAATTCCACGCCGTCAATGTGGCCGTGCCATTCACAAACCTGGGTGTCTGGGATTTCCCATCCGTGACCAATGCGAATCAGGTGGATGCAGGAGTAGTCGCCCATTTCCAAACCCTCGGCGACGTCAATGCCCATCACGTACTTCGCGCCGTCCCGAGGTAGTTCCCAGATCTGGCAAGGATATTCTTCGAATAGATTCTTGGCGCCCTTTCCGTGCCAGTGGTCATCTTTGCAGATGTCACACCGAATCGCAGAGTGCCACTGGAACGTATCATCGAAGTACCCGCGCTTCCCCGGCTTGCAGGTGTGTTTAAGACGCTGCATCACGTCATCCGGAAATACCGAAATTCCCGAATGTTGAAATCCTTCCTCCGGCGTGATGCAGTTATGGATCGTCAAACCGTTTCCGCAGAATCTATGGCTCTGGTCAACACTTAAGTCAAATACAGGATGCTCTCCGGCGGGCTCCACTCCCTCTACGGCATCTGAGTCCGCACGGTAAATGTTCTTCCGAAGCGGTCCTCTAGTACAAGCAGAGGTTCGCTTGCGCTGGCTGATGAAGCCTATTCGCTGGTAAAACTCCTTTGCACCTTCGCATGTGATGTAAAGATATCGCCCAGTGTATAGCGTCCCGTTTCCAGCTCGTTTGTCGCCTGTCCGAATATCTGAATTGATTCCGAATCCGAGGAGAAGGAGCTGAACGTCGCGACAGAATTCTTCATGCTTACTGAAGAAGGCAATTTTGGGAGTATCTCGGTAGGCGTGGGCATCGCACTCAAACAGGGCAGAAATAAACTCCTTTACGACGGATTGTGGAGACCTCCAAATGCAGTCTGGGACACAGACTTTTCTTTTCCATCCCCATTGGTTGTTGTGCCACTGCTCAACTGCGCCTAATTCCCTTAGCAGATGGCGCCATTTCTTGTTGTTGGACACCACCAAAGATAATCCACGCCGAGTCTCGGTGTAGCAATCCGTCCCTATCGCCATCTTGAGTTTACTGCTTACGTCCTCCACGATATCTTGATCTTGACCGTCACACGCGATATTGATACCGGCCCCCGTAAGACACCCGTCTCCCATGAAATACCCGAGTACCCCTCCTACTGTTTCGGTAATTAATACGGAGTGGTGCTCAATGGGAGGGTCATTCCATTCGATTTTTGTGTACTCTGAGGCAAAACGAGGCGGAGTCAGAAGTAAGCGGTCTCCCTTGCTCAGGGAACCTGCTTCTTTCCACTGTCCGCCTTCAAGTTTAAGAAGTTGATCTGGGGTACATTGCAGGTGGCGCCCACAGCGTGTCTCCACCCTGAGCGTCGGCCTGACACCCTGCGGAATCCACTTTGTAATGGTCCCGGATTCTGAAAAACTTCCGACGTTCTCCTTGATGCCTATGGGCAAAATTCCAAACTCAGTGGAAACCCTCGTCCCGCCCACAACGCACATTTCCTGGAAGAACAGTTTGAGTTCCTCGTCGCCAATATCCTCCGCGGCCTTCTTCTTGCGCTGGTACCAGTGGAGTTGAGCATCCGTCAACATGATCGGCTCGTGGTTAGTAGACCCGCAGCGGAAGCAACCGTCGGGCTCTCCCCATCGCATCGGAAGAGGAGTCCCACACTCCTTGCACTCGTGCCACTCCTTTGAAAATTCCTCGCGGATAGCGACCATTTCCTTGTCGGCTTGCCAGTCAGAAGGCGGAGTCTTTTTACGGTTTTTCTCAAAGAAGGCCGGAACAAAGAACGGGAAGTATTCTGCCTCGTAACCGGCCTTGTCAAAGGTATGCCACATATCGTACCAGTAGCCGCCAATGCCCTTCGGTTTCGACTCGAGAGCGGCGAAGCACCCTGGCTGTTCAACAAGAGCGTATTTAGAATCTCCCTCAAGAATCTCAAGTGCTCGGCCTTCCGGCATCCACGAACTGATCTCCGAACCATGCAGGCCGTGAATCGGCTTGCCTTGCATGAAGGATGAGAGCTTGTTGCATCCGTTGGCAATGATCCAGTTATTGAGTCCGGGCTTGACGCTACGCTCAAAGGGGTCCCGGTTCTCGAGGATCATTGCCTCCTTAAATTCTCGAGACGCCTCCATTGGTTTCATCCACCAGGGGACGTGGTCATGGACGTACTGCGTGATCTTGAAAAGGTGCTCAGCCTGTTTTGGGTCTTGAGCGATGATGGCGCAAATTTGGTTATCGAAGAAAAGGGTCTTCCATGACATCAAGGCGCCTTCGACAACAGTGGAAAGTCCAATCTGGCGAGCCTTGTGACAGATTATCCACGCCGGCAAACCTTGCTGCCAAAGGTTAAGAACTACAGATAGGAAAAGTTCTTGAGTGGGCCACAACCGGAATAACGTCGGCTTCGCTTCTTTGGTCTGCCCGAGCCAGAAGTAGTTGTAGCAGGCATACCGAATGTCGCGCGCACACTTCTCAATTTCTCCGGTTATCCATTGGAGTTCGGAACTCGCGAGGGCTTCCCACGGGTCAGCGTCGCGGTCCTCGTATAACACCTGCTCGCGGAGATTGTCGAGTTCCGCGATCGCCTCAGAAATCTCCGTTGACCGCGGAATATAGACCGACGTGTCAGCGTGTTTTGGTACCCAGATTGTTGCGCCCATCAGGTCTCAGCTTCAGCATCTTCTTCATTCTCCTCGCTGGTTACAGCCACTTCGACCGTTTGGGATTGTTCAGAGTCGATCCGGGCTCGGGAATCGCGCAAAATCTTCTCAAAGTAAGGCGATTGCCGATGTGCGGGCAGGAGCTTCTTCTCTTGGCCGCTTCCAGGAAAATTGAACTGGGCAGCCAACGCGGGCCCCTTGCCGCCTTGCGGAAGCAGGTGAAACACTTGCGATGAAAGCTTGATCATCTCGGGGTCTCCACTCTCAACCCCTTCGAGCATTTTCTGTATGGTTGCTGGAACGGCGACCGGAGCGTATATCAGCTTTGCCCGATCTAGCCACTTCACTAATGAGCCGTCGATCGGTTTCGTGATTGACCTGGCGAGAGCTTTTACCTTTCGAACCAAGGCAGAGGTCGGACGCGAGGCCGGAGACTTCGCGTAAGCCTGTTGCTCTGAAACGATATACGGGAACTGTTCCTTGATTTTATCCGGTACTTCTCCGCGGCGAATCGCTGCGCAGACCGCCCGAATCGAGTTCGCGATCGTCGCGATCTTCAACTTGGGGTAGATCTCTCGTACATCATTCATGCCCCCCCCGCCAAAAGCGATTATCGCGATGTCAATTTGACGGTCGTCGGGCGGGGTCGTCGAGCTGTAATGCTTCTCGCGTAGAATGTTCGTGCAGAAGTACTGCGGATCTGGCATCTACACACCGAACTTTGAACCTGGGTCAAGCCTTTCCTGGAGTGAAGTGACCGGGCTCCCATCGGGAGCGACCAAGAGAGAGTCTGGAGGCGCCATGCCAGCCGGGTTCCTTACATTTTTCAGCATCCCCGGGCACCCACAATCCCCGTCGGAACTACCACACTCCCCGCACACCGTCCTTAAACGTGACCGACCACGGTTCATCGTAACCACTGGCGCCACTCGGGTAGGTTTGGGATTGTTGACCTTTAGGTCGGCATCGACTGAAATGTAGATAGCGGCAAGGACTTCCTTGGGGTCGGGAAATCCGTTCGTGCAAAAGAAGTTCCTCTCGGCGTAGAAAAACCCAAACTCGCTCTTCGTCCCAGTGCCCTCTGAGTAGATGAGCTTCACGACTCCCACATTCCCAACCCCTCCGGCGCCGGGGAGTTCAGTGCGTTCGACTTTTCGCTTCAACCTTTTCCCATCGGCAAGTTGTATTTCTAGCGGGAACTTTTCATTGACGAAAGCATGAAGCTCGTCGGGATCAACCGGCTTCGCCTCGGGCATGATGATCCTTTGCGGCCGGACCTCCTTCGGCTTCGCCAAAACCTCAGCAGACTCTTCCTCAGTCGGAATGATGACAGCCGGCACCGCCATTTGTGCATTTACTGCACTCAGCTCAATCTGTACGAGGATGTCCCCAGACTTCCAGCCGCACTGTTTGCAAGTGAAACTGTAGATGGAGTACCCGTCGAGCTTGGAATGAAGGCGCGAGGACTTTTCGAGGGGGACGTCGGGACGGTCGGCAACATTTCGACACATGGGGCATTCGAGAGTTCCCGCTACCGCCCACCAGGGCGCTTCTTGAATCGGCACGCTACACCGTCCCCACGTTCTTCCCGACCTCCGCCAGATTCGGCATTTCAGTACTCCCGCCTCTTTCCTTCCGGCGCCGCTCCGCAGCCATCTCTTCAGACTCGTTTGTCGGGCTGATCCTCTGAACCCGCTCGCGTGGCTTGACGAGCATCCCCTCAAATTCGTCGATCGTGCCAACTAGGTCCCTGATGGCCTTTTCGACGGCCTTGAGAATCTTAATCTCCCCTTCCTGGAGGTCGTGCAGCTCAGAGCTGACGCTCTCAATCTTGGCTAGGGTTTCAGGTAAAGAGGCTATCGCCTTTCTGGTCAGCTCGAGAGACTCGGCGATCGATGCGACGGACTTCGCGAGCTGCCGTGTCGTCCAGATAGCGGCTCCGGCGACAGCCGCGAGCACAAGAATCGAAACGATGTAGGTGATGATGGCACCAACTTGGATAGCGGCATACCAAGGACTCGGGTTCATGGGATGAAAGGCTCCTTCGATGGGATTATGGCCTCTTTTGGAGGGTTGTCAAGCGGCAGGGAGTCTCGCAAGGGGTAGTGCCATCCCGTAAGCAAGTGATGCACCTGCTGCAAAGCTCGATGAGTCGTCCTAGTTATGTCAAAGCGTCCGATTTGTCCGAGAAAACTTATAGCCGCCTGAATCCCTGAAATAGCCTCGTGGATGTGGACGAGGTAGTTTAGGATCTCGGCGAAGGCTTGTGCAGTACTGCACTCGACGCGGATGATGCCGACGACCGGCGCCAGAGGAACTGTCCCCTCGACGCGAACCGTGGCTTCGAGTTTCGTCCTGGATTCGAGGGTAAGTTTTGAAGGCGTCGGCATTATCGGAATTTCGGGGAGCCGCCCGCTCCAAAGGAGACGGTAGGACGCGCTTACGCGCGGCGGAACAGACGGCCCCCGAACTTATTCGGCGAGGCGCCACTCTTTTTTGTCGCGCTTCACCTTGACCGGTTGCATTTCTTCTTCCTCGCGCTCTCCGGTCTTTACCTGCCTAAGTTTTACTACAGATACACGATAGAGACCAAAGAAGTGTTCTAGCGTGGGAGCATCGTCATCCTTAATATAGACCCACAGAGATCCCGGCACACATACAATCCCCGCCTGTTTGTCGGCTTCCTTCAAATGACAGGCATCGTATGGCTTCCCGTTCAGCCAATTCACTGCATCGTCGATGGTGTAGAACCACTTGTGGCGCTCCTCCAAATTATAAATGTCATTACAAGAAGGATTCTGGGAAGGGCAGTTTATCAGGTGACTTCTGTACGGATCAAGCACTGCCACTTGGTAGATTGCCAGAAATCCTGGCTTCCGATTCGTGAGTCCCTTGTCCTCTCCGCAAAGCAGTACCGCAGAACATAACATGATGGCGAGAGTAAGTATTGCCCGTTTCATCTTCGCTCCTCCGTTTTCTATCGTGACGTTCTGAACAGACGTCCCCCGTCCCGTTGAGCGACCATCGCGTTCCGTCGCTCGATTCTGACGCACTTGCGAATCTTCGCCATGACGATGCTGCGGACGACGGTAGGCATATGGTTGATGATTGTCTTGCCGGCAAGGTGGTCGAGTTCGTGCTGGACGGCGCGCGCCAGGAGCCCTTCAATAGTCTCCTCAACCTCTTTCCAGTCACCGTCGAAATATCG